GAACTTGGTAAGTCTGAAACACTGTTAACGATTACTAACTCCTTCGCTGCGCTACCTCCCGCAGCCGTGCTAAAACCCGTATTGTCGCGAATCCACGTTTTGAAGTCAGCGTATGCGACGTTGTTCTCGTCTGTTATGTCAGCTTCAGCAATACCCTCTTGAGTGATTAGGTTTTCACCTTTGCGTAAGTACCATAATGAATCCGCACCTTTATCTGCACTAACTTGCGATGCTACAACCTCTGTAACATCTGAAACACCGTTATCAATAATCAGGTAGTTGCCGTCTTTGTATATCTTTGTAGCCATGCCTGTTAATTTTGGTTATTCGTTGGTTCTTGCGGGTTGTCACGTTGTAAGTCTAAGTTTATCATATCCATTAACGATGTGATTTGTGGCAACTGTGAAAGTGATTGAAATGAACGCATATAGGATTTAACTTGAATTGAATCTGTTATCCTTTCTTCGTTAATCTCAAGCCATTCGTTGTACATTATCTGAACCATATCACCATCAATGTTTACGTTGATTCCTTTGATTGACCGCTTTCTAATTAGGTCGCCTGAATTTATTAGTTTTTCTGCCATGATAAAAATTATTGAAGTGTTAAAAATCCACCACCCGCTACTTGTGTAGGGTTGGTCGCCCATGTAGGGTTAACGAATACCATTCGCACAATGTCACCCGCTACATACGGTATATTTAATGAAGTATTCGTGAACGTTCGTACGGTTGCAGATGCAGAAACAGTTTGAACAAGATAGTCAGTACCTTGATGCCTAACGTACAGCGACCAAGATTCATTAGTTCCCGCTACACCCGCTGCGAATGTCGTGAAGTCACACCCTCTAATCACACCATTTCCACGCATAACGATTTCATAAGGTGCGGGAGAAAGTGACGCTAACTGTGGGGTAAGTGGCACCGCACCGAATACAACTGTTTGCGCATCTGTTGGATTCCATTGTGTGAACATAACTTGCAAAAATCGCATTGAAATACCCTGCCAAAATGTTCCGTTATAGACTTCTTTTCTATTGGTAGTTGTATTGTATATTTCCAACCCCGTTGCAGGTGATGCAATCGCATTGCGTTGTGTGGTTGTCATTCGTGGGAGTAGAACGCCTTTTGTTGTACTTCGTATCTCAGTAATCGCGCTCGCATCAATCGCACCCGTTGCACCCGAATATGTCTCAATTAAAAAGTCACCGCTAAAATCACCCGCCTTGCCTGTAGCAGATTCACCCGATACACCAATACCCGAAGATGAAGAACCCAATACACCGTTACCACTTGTAGAAGAACCCGCTACACCCGTTGCAGTGTTTGCAATCGCAGTCACGGCAGTTCCGTTACTTGTGTTTTGAAAGTATGCAACCTGTGAGCCTGTGTTATACATCACCAACCTACCGTTATCCAATTCCAAGTCGTAACCCGCTAATTGATGGTCGCGGTTTCCTGTGAATGTTAGGTTAGTGTTTGCGAAGTTGGTATCAGTACCAAAATCTGAAATTGGAAGTGTACCGGTTGTGAGGTTTCCAAGCCCATCGTCTTGAACCACGGGAACAATCTCACTATCGTTGCGTGTTAATGCGGGTAATTGGCTTATTTTTTTTGCTCCTGTTGGCATATCTTATCAGATTATTGTGAAAAAATCGTTGTAACCACTATCCTCAACCTTTGTTGGTTTAATGTCGCTGTCAGTGTTTAGCGTACTTGTAAACTCTGGGTATAGGTCTTTGTTTGCTTTCAACCATTCAATCACTCTACGCTCGTAAAACTCAGCTTTCTGTGAATAGTGGTTTTGAATGTGTGCGATTTCTTGGAATGTGACAGGCTGCGAGTAGTCTCCGCTTTGCTGTTGGATTCCTTTATTCTTAAGTGCATACGAAATACCAAGCACGCAATCCTCAACCGCTCTCCAAGCAATGGCATACTGCATCTTTTCGACAAGTGTTTCCTCATCGTTGGTCAAAGTTTGTGCGTTGTATGCAGTTAGTAAGTGCTTATAAAAGTAAGTGCCTAAAATCGGCTGCATTCTCATATCAGATTGAGACTGAACGAACGGGAATATCTTAACCGCGTCAATGTTTGCGGTTACGGGAGTGTTAGTCTTTAACCAAGTTTCGGTAACGAAGTAAATCATTGTTGTGTAGTGTTATCAGGTGTGACAATAGGTTGCTTTCTCGGCTTCAATCCCGCCAATGCACGTATCTCTTCATCAGTCATTGACTCAAGTACCTTAGTTGCAAGTAGTGGTGACATAGAATTAAGAGCATCGATTGTGCGTGTGTCCTTGTCATTCTCAGTTTGCACGATTGTTTCGTTGATAATTTCAAACTTGCTTACAACGAATTTACCTTTAGCCTTGGCAATCTTTAACAAGTCATTGAACACTTGCTCTAATTCAGCGCGTAACGGCATGATAACATTCTTTTCAAAGATTGTGTAAGCCTGTTTGATGTCTGAACCGCTACCAAGTTTTCCACTCACACGAACACCCATCAAAATTGGATCGATTGTATGCGCTTGGCAAATCTTTGAATCGATGCTTTCGGTTGTTGCCTGGAATGCGTTATCCAAATTGCTCACGGGTATTGTGTCAATCTTAGGTAAGTCCTCCGCACCGCGACCGAAGAAAGTCCAAATTTTACCCGCACCTCCCGAACCGCGTTGACCTTGAATAGTCTTTTTTAATTCCTCTTTTTCCTCAGTTGTTTGTGGTTTTTTCGGGAACGAAATTGCGTAACTTGGAAAGATTCCGTTAACGATGTACTCCTTTTGTAGTGTTGACATCTCACCATCCAAGAAAATCCAATTCATCGCACTTGTATAGGATGGGATTGGGTACACGTCTTGCCCAGCACTTTTATCCTCCCACACGTACAACATCTTTCTGCATTTCTTCGCAATGTTTTTGCGGTTGTATGGTTCGATTTTCTCAATCTCGTACACACCACGTGACCAATCATCGTTTATATAGTAGCAGTCTTTCTCTTTTGATGCACGCACCTTGTCTGCGCTCACATATTCAGCACGTACAAAGTCCCCGAATTCATCGAATATAACACGAAAATAAACTCTTCGATGTAGTATATGGTCTGTCAATACCATTGGCGCGTTCTTTTCGATGCGTAGACGTATGTTCATTGAACGCAAATAAACGTCATCCTCAAGACTCGCACCCGCATCTTTTACCAACTCATATCCTCCACCAAGTACCGCGTTCTTTTTGAAGTTTACAATACTTGAGTGCATTGGCGATGTGTAGTACATCTGTGTGATGATTTGCGGATACAGGTTATCAGCACCGAACCAAACATAGTTGTTTACTACGCGGGAAGTATCAACGAAAGGTAATGCCAAATTTCCGTTGCCAATCTTACCGAATGGAGTTGAAAATGATTGATAGCTTTCTTTCGGTTGCGTTGGTTGTTGTGGCGCATTGTCCGTGAATTTAAAAAGTCTCATATATAAATGCTATTAGTGTCCGTTTCTACTATTACAAAGAATCCCGTTGCAATCTTCGTCAACCCTGTCTCATCTGTTGGGTCTGGTTGCGTTCCATCGAACTCAAATACTTCATATCTGTATTGCCCTGCTTTGATATTTGGAGTCCAAGCCATCTGAGTGAATCGCTCATTCTCTCCTGACACAACAGGAACGAAGTATGTGACCGCCTCAGATGAAAAACCAGATGTTAACTTAAACAGATAGCCGTGATTCGCATAGCTTGTCAAATCCAAAAGCGGAAGAGCGAACGCGGATGCTATGTTTTTCTGCGTGTAAATCATAACATATAATGTACTGAAAATGAAAAGGGGGACTAAATGTCCCCCAATTCACGAAACGAATCTGAACAGATTACAAGGATTCATAAAGAACAGGGTCAACTTCATACGCTTTTGTCAAAGACTCAGCACGGAAAGTGATTTCGTAATTTGAACCATCTGCCTTAGCAGTTCCTGAGCCACCCGTATCAGTTGCTAACTGTGAGTATGGGAAATCCCAACAAGAACCATCGGCACACTTCACCATCACAGATAAGTCGCGTTGACCTTCCGCAGCGATTTGGATGCTCTTAGATTTCGATGCCTCACGTTTAAACAGCTTTAACATGACGTTCTGCAACCAATAAGTAGAGCCGTTTTCCATGTTGATTTGAGCCTCTTCTGTGTAGTTCCCTACGTTACGTCTAAATTCAAATTTAACGTAAGCATCGGACACAACGCGAGCCGTTACTGTGTGAGTAGTTGCATCGCGTGTCTCGGATGTGATGTTTGACATATCGTTGATTTTTACTTCCGTAATCCCTCCAACGTTATTATCACACCCGTTTAAAATTTCGACTAATGTTGTACACATATTTTTAAGTATTAAAAAAGGGAGGGAGAATTTAACCGCCCTCCCCTCTTGGTTTATTAATCAGTTAATTAAGGTGCATTCCAATAGAATACAATCTCTCCACCGTTAACGTGGTGGTATCCTTCTTTCTGGTTAGCACGTGTACGGATGTACGGCTCAGCAACTGTATCAGACAAGTTAACCGCTTTCAACTCCTCGCCATCTTTCTCACCATCGAACGCATAAATCAAATTATCTTTCAAAGTGAATACCATAGTGTTAGTTGGCAATGCTGCATCTTCGATAATCTTGATACCCAAGAAAGTCAAACCAAGCTGTGCAGTAACGTTGTTCACAGTGTTTTGTGAAGCAGTAGCCAATTTGTAGTTACCCGCGATATCAGAAGAAACGAACCAACGCAAATCAGCTACTTTAGCACGAACCTCAGCAGGCATTGCTTGATAAACAGATGTCATTGCAGCGATTACGTTTGCAGTTGTGGAAGCAACCCCTCCGTTATCTACATCGATTACAGCAGTGTCAGCTTTCAACTTTTTCAAGTGACCATCAACCAATGACAAGTTAGCATCCAAAGATGTAGTGTCACCTTGCCAACGACGAAGTGAACGCTCTTCGCGAGCTTTGTTCGCCAACTCTGCCCAATAGTAGTTCATGAACGATTGAACTGTGAAGTCACCGTTTGAACCTTTAGCCATTTGCAATGCAAGGAATGATTGCTCTACATCGAACTGGCAGATTTGCGCCATGATTGAAGTCGGAGTTACATCGATGTCGATTGCATCCAATGCCTCAGTAGGTGCAGTAAAGTTACAAGTACTCGCCTTCGTTACTTGTCCGAAAGTAACGTTTGCCAATTTAGTAGCTGCTTTGATTCCTGGTAACACACGGAAATTGTCAACAACTTGCTCATCGATATATGAGCGGGAGTAGAACTCCTGAGGATTAGGACACAACAACGCGTTGGTCTCAATCGTTAATGAGAATCTTAAGTCTCTTTGCATGATTATTGTTTTTTAAATGATGCTGAAAATTTGGCAAGCTTTTCCATTGCTGACAGTTGGACAGGCGCTTGCTCTTCTTCCTCATCCATTGCCTCTTCTTGTTTTGCTTCTTCGATTGCGGCTTTAAGTTCTGCTAACATATTCAAGACTTCACCCATTCGCTCTTCAATCATTGAGGCTACTTTTTCCTCCGTGATTGTTTCATCGGGTGCTTCTTCTGTTGGCACTTCCTCAGCCATTTCAGTTTCGGTTTCCTCTGTCGTTTCCTCTTCCTTAACAACCTCTTCTGTTGTTTCTTCCGATGCCATTTCTGTTTCGGTTTCTTCAACAGTAGTTTCTTCCGTTTGAGTTTCAGACAAAGCAACCTCTACCTCGACAAGTTTCCCATCTTTAAACAGGTATTGCTTGCCTTCGCTTAGTTGCACTTCCATTGTATTTGTGTTTAATTGTTTGCTTAATTTTAACCCGAATGAACCACCGATTGAATAGCCTATTTGCCCATTCTCAACCAACTCATCGTAATACTTACGGTCTGTTATCTGAGTAGTCAGCATCAATGTTCCTTTTGGCACATCGATTCCGTATGTGGTTTTCGCCTTGTCAGTTTCGGGATTGTCAACTATCCACGCTTCCAAAATATAAGCGGGTACTTTCTGTGATTTGTCATGCTCAAAGTTGAATAGGCTTTCACCTTTTGCGACCAATTGCATGATTTCGGTGTGGATTAACTCAATCTGTTCGGCTGTAAATTCAACATTGAACTCTTCACCATCTTGATTACGGTATATTTCCATTGGAATCATAGCGGGTGCAACTATGCGCATCTTAGGCTCGTCTTTAAAAACCAACTTTTTCTGCGCGTTGAATGCCATACCTTTGACAATGATAGCGGGTTCGGAAGTAAACGCAATTTCATCAAGTCCCGTGAACTCTTCGCCCGTCTCCAAATCCTTTTTTAGTATCTTGTATGTCACTAAATCATCCATAACGTACAATGTAACAAGCTGAAAAAGTGGATATTTTTGTTTATATTCGCACAAACGAATTAGATATGATTAAGATTAATGAAAAAGAGTACCCTACAACGATTCATGATATGACGTTGCAACAGTGGGTAGATGTGAGTGATGCCGTGCGCATCTTTGAAAAAGAGCCGTTGCTACAATTTGAAGCGGTATTGAAAGCCATCGGTGTACCTGACAAGGAAATCGACAATGTACCGCTTTCATTCAGTACCGAGTTATTCGATGCGATGGATTCTAATGGCGAGAATTTAGAACTTGTTGAAGAGGTGAACGGTTACAGAATTGACTTATCCCGTGTGTTTACCGTTAAGATGGGTAAGATGATTGACAAACTGCATGACATCGGGAATCCTACCCTCGCACTGATTGCTTTCTTTTACCAAGATGAAAAGCTGACTGATGCAGAACACTTTGACAAAGCGCATATCAAACACAAGATTTCCAAACTAAAAGATTTGCCCGCAGTTAATTTTGTGGTTGCTGTGGCTAAAATCATGGAGTACTTAACGGATAGCGCAAGCGTTCTAATGAAAGAGGCGAAAGATGAAAAAGAATGATTTGAGAATTGGAAATTGGGTCCTTCACGCATTAGCTTACAAGAAAATCGATGATGGTTTTTTAATCAACGTAGCGCAAGAATTTGAACCGATACCAATTACAAATGAATGGTTGGAAATATTAGGTTTTGAATACAATAAATACTACCAAAATTTCAGAATCAAAGCGGGTGACTATTATAACTCTATTCAGTATTATGAAGGTGAATGGTGCTACAATAATGACGATTCAGATGCGGGTTGCTACTTTGTGACAACGGTTCAGTACGTTCATGAGTTGCAGAATTTATACCATGCAATCAATAAAGAGGAATTGAAAGATGAAAGTACGCGATCTGATTCAGATAAATAAAATCAAGAAAGCAGATTTTGAAAGCGAGTTTGACAGAAATGTCGAACTCGTTTCTGTTTACTTGGACTTAGATACGGATGAAGTGGAGAATATGACCGTTTCTGAGTTGAATAAACACCTCCACGACCTTAATACAATCCTAAATAAGAACTACAAACCAAAAGACGTTGTACCCAATAGTTTGTTAACACTTGGCAACTTCATCGACTTGGAGAGGTATTTGCAAAACCCTGATAACTTTGGGAAAGTATGCGCCATTATTCACCGTGGTAAACGTCAAAATGAATGGGGACATTGGGAATATGAGCCAGTGAACTTCGATATTAACGAACGGGCAAGGCGTTATGAAGATGCTGATATAGATGATGTGGTTGGTGGGGTGAATGCGTACCTTAAATTCCGCGAATCAATCCATTCAACCTATAAGACGATATTTTCTATCGATGAGCCAGAACCGATTGAAACTGATGGATTAAGTGAAGCTGAAATACGTGATTTAGAAAAGGAACTTGAAAAAGAAAAACAAGTTGCGCAATATACTTGGGAAATATTCGTATATTGGCTCGCTGATAACAAGCTGACAGACGTTGAAAAGGTACTTGAATTTCCTGTAATCTACGCACTTAACTTGGCATCAATGAAGAAAATTATAAACGAATAATTATGAAAAAGGCTATTTTATTAGTGGCACTCGTTGCCTTAGCATCTTGCAAAAAAGAAGAAGTAAAAGAAGAACCGCAAACGCTTAATGTTGTTTGCAAGTGTGACGAAGTGCAATGGTCACGTATTGATACGAATAATGCGTGGACAGTTGATTATTATATTGAACCGTGGGAAGTGAATTGCGACAGCACGCAGTTTTACGAGTACTCTTATTACTCCGAAGATTCATTAATATCAAGACACGTTGACTGCAACTATTACCTATCTCAATGAGTAAGGCGCAGTTGGTAGTCCATACGGGTCATCTATCCAATTAAAGAACAGATTAACTTTCGGGTTATTCAGAATTTTAGCGTAATCCAAGAACGGGTACTGTTTAAGCTGCCACTGCATAAACTCTTTTACGATTTCTGCGATGACTTCTTTGGTGTCCGTTCTGCTTAACCATTGTTCTGTTATATCGAATGCGGGCATATTTACCGTGCCATCGTCTAAGAAAAAGTAATAATAAACCGCATTGATTGTAATATCAATCTTATTCAACTCCGCAGAACTTACAGCCGAAACACGAATTGAATCACGCAAAGTATAGGTATCGTATAAACCCAACTGCATGATTTGCCTTTGTAGCGTTTTCGCTAACTTATTCCGCGTCGCATATTTTACCTTGAATGTAGCCATCAGTCTCCAAAGTTAGTGTAATTAATGCAAATCTGTGGCAGTTCAAAAGTGATTTGTGCAGACCATCCACCAACGTAATCCAAATCGAAGTTATTCAAAGCCTCAGACGATACCAAGCCGATAACATCAATTACCTGGTGATTCGTTTGAAAGTGCAGAAAGATGTCATTCATTAATAGTTGCATCTCACTAACCACATCGACAATGTTTGAACGGTCATCCGCAATACGATCTAAACAGTAAACCGTGAATGTGTGTGTAATTACATTGGTGTAACTTTCAGACGTATTGAACGCAAAGAAAATAAGCGGGTAGGCTTCATTAATCGTTGCAAGGTTTGGCATCTGTTCCGTAAACTCAAAGAATACTTTTGGATTTGCGGGATGCGATGAAAGCCACGTTTCAAGTTCGGTCTTTAAATATTTAATCGATGTCATAATTTCGCTGAATTTTCGTACTTACTAACTTGGTTTTGTGTGCTTGTCACCTCGCTCTCACTTACAACCGCTTTGACTGTAATCATCGATAGGTCATTTTGTGAGTTAAGGCTATTGGCATTATTTCCGCTACCTTGGAAACTAAATGTAG